GCTTATGGGGTCAAATCAACCTGGCCGCAGGGGTCATCCGCGCCTGGGTTTTCCACCATTTTATTGACTCTTTAAGGGTTGTTTAATATCTTGCTTGTTACTTATATTCGTTGCTGAATATCTCCACCGCCTCATCGCTAACCGCGCTAATGCTTACGGCTTGGTAGTTCTGGTCGGTCGTCTGCGTCGCCGCATAGTTCTTTACCACTATGTGCGTAATGTCGAATATCTTCAAAAACTCGCTTGCCACCTCGATTCTGTCCTTTACGTCCAAAATCTTCCGCAGCTCGCGCAGTGCGTCGCTCGGGTATTCGTCAAGTATGCGCCCGCTCTCGGTCGCCTGTATACCTACCACAAGGTTAACCGCCCAGTCCCCCTCGTTTATGTATTCTTTCACCGTGCCGTCACGCCCGGCCATTGCCGTGCTCACTATCCGGCGCTCACGGCTTACGGCCGCTATCGCGTCCACAAGCTCAACCTCCAGCGTCCCCGCCTCGGTCTGCGCCCTCAGGTGCAAAGGGCATAGCACAAAACGGCTTTCCCACCACCCCCGGTCGGTAAGGGGTACACCGGCGCCGCTCTCGGCTATATCTTGCCCGCGCCCCTCCCAATTGGGGGAGTCGCCCTGCCGCCCCTGCTTGAAGCGCACAAGGTTTTTAGCCAGATATTGCCCCCAGCTCGCGGCGGCTAAGTCTATGGCTACGGGTATGAACGACCCGCGGTTGCCCGGTGCTTGAAATTGTAGTGCCATTTTATTCTGTCGCTAATTGGGTATCGTTGAGCGCGCCCATAAGGGTGTCAAGCACTGCGGCCTTCATCTGGTCCATGCTCTCGCCCATTGTCGCGGTGTGAATTGTGAAATTTTCGATAAGTTTTTCAATGCTTATCGTGATATTTTTGATTTTGCCGCCGGCTTCTCCTGAGCCGCTGCCACCGCCTGCGCTTCCTCCTCCGGCGGTTGACAGTGTGCCTGCGGTAGGGTCCACGGCTGGCGTTACTGTCGGAGTGGCAACCGCCGGCGTGGCGGTGCTTGTGGTCTTGCCCTTTTTCTTTTCCGCAGCTTCCTTTTTGGCTGCCTCGCTCATCTCGGCGTCGTATGCCTCGTTAAATGCCTGACCTATCTGTTTGCCGTAGTCCGAAAATCCGGATTTTAACTTGTTGAGTGCTGCCGATATTCCGGCGGCGTCCAGATTGAAACAGGCTTTGAGCAGGTCGCCAATGCCTCCAAAAACTTGCTTGGCAAGTTCTTTAATGCCTGTGAACATCGCTTTGAAAGCGGCCCACGTTCCTTTTAGCACGGCGCGGAATTTGGCCGAAGTGTTCCAGAAGTAAACGCCTATGGCAATAAGGGCGGCAATGGCTGCCGCTATCCAGCCAACTATTGGGATACTCATTATTGCGGTGCTGACTGCTGCACATGCAACGCGCGCACTTGTGGCAAATGCACCAAACGAAGCTGAAGCAATGCCGGAGAATGTAGCGGAAGCCGTGCCTCCGGTCACTAACGAAAGGGCTAACGCGCCCAGCCCTTTGAGGGCGTTGAATATTCCGGCGGTCGCAAAGCGTACAAGCGCAATGGTGGCGCGCCCCATATTGCCTATAAAGCCAAGCGATATCATGTTGGTTGCGGATAGTGTGCCGTTCATCAGCGCGAAGCTCACAGCAGCAGAGCGGACCCAGCCGACAACATTCGCCCACATTCCTGCCCAGTTAAGCGCGATAATTGAGCCTATGCCTTTGGCTATTAAAGTCAATAACGGCAATAATTGGGCTATTGGGACGGCGGCACTTGATATTGCACCGGCCCAAAGTGTAAAATCACCTGTAGCCTGAAATATTGATATTTTGAAATCCTCAATTTTTTGGTTAACTCGCGCCTGTCGCTCGGCGTAGCTGTCCATTACGATTGCCGCTTGGTCGGTGGCGCTGCTGGTGCCTGTCACCGCTGTTGTGAAGTCTTCCAGCGCGTCTGTGCCTTGGATAAGGGCGCGGGCTGCGTTGGCGTTTTCCACTCCAAAGAATTTTGACAGCAGCGCGGAGTCGTTAAGCATAGGTTTCAACATCTCGAGCCGCTCTTTAAGCGTCTTGCTGTTGTCGCCTAATGCCGTCACGTCAATGCCTGCCTTTTGCAGTTCCTCGGCTGCCTGTTTCTCAACAAATCGGCCTTTGCTGAGCTGACCCAGTACGTTGCGGAGCGCAACGCCTCCCTCACTCGCCTTTTTGCCGGCTTTGTCAAGCACTTGGATTGCGGCGTTGGTTTCCTCAAAGCTGACATTTGCAGCCTTGGCCGCCATACCGCACTGCTGTAATGCCGCGCTGATTGCCGGTAACTCTGCGGATCCTGCCTGTCCGGCGGCCGCCATTACGTTCATCATGCGCGCCATTTCCTCACTTGCTGCCGTCGGGTCCTCCAGACTTACGCCGTATTGGTTCATCGCTGTGGTAAGCACCTGCGCGGCGGCCACGCCGTCACCTCCCATCAGCTTGCTTGTGGTCTGTATGCAGTCGCCCATGCTGCGCAGTGCCTCCGGATATTTACCCAGTTCGGGGCTCAACTGCGAGAGCAAAAGTTTGTAACCCTCAACAGCCACGCTCGCATCGGTGCCGAATGTCTTGGCACTCTCCCGGGCGAATGTCTCAATCTGTTTAAGCCCGTCACCGGTAACACCGGCCACGGCGCTGAGATCGTGCATTTGGCTGTCAAGTTTTACCCCCGCAGCAGTTACTTGGTTTAATCCGTCGGCCATGTTTTGGACTATGCTTCTGAAATAATCAAATGAGCCAAGCACTGCCACAACCTTTTGTATCTTTTCGGTCGTGCCGGTAAGAGCGCCGGAAAAACGCCCCGTCGCGTCTGTCATGCCGGTAATGTTCTGCGTGAAATTACCGCTCAGATTAAAAACATAATCAAATACGCTTGCCATATCGGATTTTTTTGTTATATTTGTAGCGAGTTAAACAAGTAACATTATGAGCAACTTTCTGCATATTATTTTTGTAGTCCTCGCCAACATTGTTTGTTGGGGAATGCTGGTTGCCGGGGTTGTCGGGTTTATCTCTTTTTTCTGGTTTATGGTTACAAACAAGGGCAAAGGCAACAACCCGCACAATCCAAATTCCGGCTCTGGTATGCCTTGGGGTTAACGCTTCTTTCCGTCTCCGAACAGCCGTGCTATTAGCTCGGCTTTATTTTTGTTGCGCCAGCTCTCCAGCCATATTGCTTGTGCGTAGAGTGCCGCCCAATCCTCCTCGGTTTCTATATTATCGGCGTTAACATTCAGATTGGCCCGGATTAGGGCGCACCCCTTGGCGAAGCCGTCCTCGTCGTCAGACTCCGCCAGTGTGTGCGCCTCTACAAGTTTTTTAGCGACCCCATGCAGCCGTTAAGAACCTTGGCGAGCTGTGCCTGCACTGACATAAACAGCACGGCATCCTCGCGCAGTTCCTTGCTGCCGCCAAGCCAGCAGTTATCAAACATCACTTTGCCGGCCTCCACCTCGTCGCTCTTGGCTAACTTAGTTACTGCCTTGATTGTGGCAAAGTCGGGGCGCTTGAAATAGCCCACATGGGTGTCCTCGCCGTCCACAATGTCAATGCGGCACACTTTGCGGTGCTGGCGCTTCCACGCTTCCACCTGTTCGGGAGTTACACCGCCGTCGAAAGTCTGGGCGGTTGCTGTTGTATTTTCTTTTTCCATGTCGTTTAATGGTGTTTAATCGGTGTTTAACTGACTGTAAGTGGCCGTTAAAAGCCTCAGCCCTTAACGGCCCTTTTTGTTTATGCCCGCGGCTTTAGCTGCGTTCAATATGCGACATAACGAGGGGGAGTTCTACCTCCTGACCGGTGTCGCCCTCTTTCCACTTGCGGGGGTTCTCGGAGAATTGGCAGTTCCTCAGCTTGTCGGTCTTGATTATACCGGAGTCCGGGAGATACTGCGCGATAATGTCGAATGGGGGCAAATCCTGAAGGCGGCCGTTGGGTGCCTGTGCCTCCAGCGCGTGCACTTCCTCCATGTAAAGCACGATTTTGCCCTCGGCGGTAATTCTGCCTTTGGCTCGGCCTACAGGGTAGCGACCCGCACCCCATTTGTTCTCTACGACCTGACTATCGTTGTAGTCCAGCGCGACAATGCCCGTAATGGGTACGCCGCCAATGAGGACAACAACATCGGCCCAGCCGCACAGCATACCGTTAATCAGGGGTATGCCGTTGTTAATTACGTTTGCCATTGTATTGCTCTGGTTTATTTATTGGCTGCCGGCCTCCGGCTTAGACGGATTTGGCAAAGCCGATTTTTACTTTCACGTGGCGCATTACGGGCGAGGCCACGTTCTTTATCACGATTTCAACCGTGCCGCTGCTCGCTACGTCCTGCTCCGGGTCTATCTCAACGGCGTAGCCGCTCAACTCCCCGGCGCGCTCCATGTCCTCCAGAGCGTGGCCCGCCACTGTCTCCAGATGTTTCACGGTGTAGCTTGCAAGTTTGCCGGTCGTCGGGTCAACATAGACGTTGCCGCCAAGTTCCGGTATCAGGTAGGTGCGTATGCCGCGCACGGCCTTATCCATTGTGCGCACGCTCTCGATCGCGGCGTAGTCGCTAATGGCTGAGTCCATGTTGTGGCTGTCGTTCATATAGCTGCCGCTCTGCCCCTCCTGTGTCACAAAGAATAGATAACGCCCGGCGTCAAGTTTCTGCACCACGGCGGGGTCAAGCGCGTTCAGCTTCGTGCCGTCGCCGAAAGCCGGAACACTCACACCCGTGGGAAATTCTTTAACCCACGCAATGCTCTGGTGCACCTTGGCGCGGCTCACTAAGCCCAGAACTACACCCAGACCGCTGACGCTCGCCTTGGCGGCGTTGGCCTTGTCGTGGTAGAGCTCGTCGCCGGTGCCGCTCCCTGCCTGTCCGATTACCACCGACACGCGGCATTTGTTGCCGCCGGCCAGTTTGTCGCTCAGTCCGGAGACGGTCGCCACCTTGGGCGCGTAGAGTATCACCAGCTCCCGGCCGTTGGCCTCAAGATTGTCGGCCACCCCTTGCAGCGTCGTGAGGTCGTCTCCCTGCTCCAGTGCCTTGTCACCGGCCCACACACCCAACTGGCGGAGCTTGCCGCCGGCATAGTTCTGCATGGTCTTGACCTCTGCAAATGTGTAGGCGGCCGCCGGCTTGTCGAATATGCCGACGTAGAGAATTACGGCGGGATTAAGCCTGTAAATCTCGCTCAGGTGGTAGTGGAGCACACGCACCCCCCCAGCTTGCAGCGTCGGCGGTTATGCCTGCGGCTTCGGCTGCCTCTATGGTGCTGAGCGGCTGCACGCGCTCAGTCTTGAAGCTGTCGGGCACCTCAGTGCTTGGCAGATATGCCATAATGCCGCTTATATGGTCCTCGCCCTGCAACGTCTTGGGGACATTGCCGTTCTGGCGCAATATGTTCAGGCTCGTGCTCATTCTGCTTTTACGTTTAGGATCTGTTTATCGTTAAGGTTGGCCGTGTGTGCCTTGGCGTCACCTAACTGCGGGAAGCTCTGCCCGTCGGATGTAACCCACACCTCGGCTACGCCGTGGCGCTTGCAGGCGTCAAGCCCTACCGATTTCAGAGCGCCGCCGGTGTCGGGCTTGGCTTTGGGCTCGCCCTTGGCTTTGGTTGTGGCCTGCGCCTTTGTCTTTTTGCCGTTCCCAGTGGACGCAATGGCTTCAACTGCGGCCGTTGCCTCCTCTGCTTTTGGTGAAGCCTCGGCAACTGCTTGCGCCAGTCCGGCCATATTTTCGGCTACTGTTTCAGCAGTGCTCTTGTCTTTTATCTCGTCGCTCATGTCGTTTTGCGTTTTTTGAGTTTATAAATTATGTACCCGGCTGCTGTCAGGATCATTATTGCCGCGGCCCACGCCGCGCCCTGTCTCAGACGCTCCCACAGCCCCGGGGATTTAGTGGCCGTCACTGTCACCTCGTCAAGCGTTCCACCTTGGTAAGTGGCCGCGCTCTCCGTCTCGGTCGCTGTGCTGCTCTGTCCGGCTTCGGTCGCCCGGCTTTCCTCAGTGCCGTTTTCGCGGTGCCGCTGTCTGATCCGGGCTTTTACAGGCGGCCGCCCTGTGGTGCTGTCAGTCGGCTGGGTGGTGTCGTAGACCTCAATCTCCGTCACCGTCTCCCCCTGCCGCTCCGTCCGGCTCGTCAGGGTCGCCGCGTGCTGTTCCTCGCTCTGGCTTTCGCTTTGCAGGGTGGCGCTCATCTGCTCCGTTGCCTCGCTCCGGCTCTCGCTCACCGCCTTTCGGTGTGAGCAGCAACTCGTATTTAACAGGGCAATGCTTAAGATACCGGCAATTCCAAATGCGTTCCAGCGCATTGTTAAGCCTCTGCACATCATTTCTCAGGTTGTTTATTTCGGCTTGAAGCGGCGGAACAATACTCTCCATAAGTATGTCCGAAGCCTTGCGCACGTTCTCCAGCTCGTGACTCTTGACCTCGGCGAGCTTGTCTTTCATCTCGGCCCGCAGCGTGTCAAGTTCAATGCGGTATTTTGCGCGCTCCAGCTTACGGCCTACCCATGCCCCTAAGGGGGTAGCAATCGCCGCAACAAGCGCCGACACTATGATAGTTATTATTTCGCCGCTCATTCATGCTGTTACTGTTTAATGCCCACTGTGGTGAGCCATGTTTTTACCTCGAAGCAAGGGCAAGCCTTGATCCATTCGCACGGCTCTACCGTGCCGTTACCGTTCAGGTCGGGCGAGTAGTCGCGGTGGCCTTTCACCTTGGCGCCGGGATATTTCCCGAGCAGTTCCTTGACAAGCCGCGCCATTGCCGCTTTTTGCGCCTCTGTGCGTGTGTCCTTGGGGTTGCCGTTCTTATCCACGCCGCCAATATAGGAAATGCCTATGCTGTGCGCGTTGAAGCCGGTGCAGTGCGCCCCGATAATTGACTCGTCACGCCCTTTGTGGATTGTGCCGTCAAGGTCAATTATATAGTGATAGCCTATGTCCTTGAAGCCTCGCGCAAGGTGTCCGGCCTTGATACTTGCCACTGTCACCGCCTTGCCCTCAGGCGTGGCGGTGCAGTGCAGAATTATGTCGGTAATGGTGCGCTTTTTCTGTGCTGCCACCACACCCAGCGCGGCCCATGTCTTGGCTCCCACTATGCCGTCGACGGTAAGCCCTTTGCGCTTCTGGAAGTCGCGCACGGCTTCCTCAGTTATCGGGCCGAAAATTCCGTCCTGTGCAAGGTTTAATTTATCCTGCAAAGTCTTGACATCGGCGCCGCGGCTTCCTCGTTTTAGTGTCGTCATTCAGCTTATACGGTTTTAGGCACCTGCCGGAGCGCTCACGATTGCCGCGCGGCTCTTGGTCTCGCTCAGGGGCAGACAAATGCCGTACTGGTCAAAGTTCACGAGGCTGCGGTGGTAGAGGGGATCGTTCTTGGCCTCACTGTGATAGAACACCGTGGAGCCGTAGGCTTTCATCATGCGGCCGGCATAAAATGCCACACTGGCGCGCGCGTCGGTTGCCTTGGGGAGCGCACCCCATGCGAGTTTTACCCCGGTGCTCATGGTGTAGTAGGGTGTGCCGTCATATTCGTATATGTCGAAGCCATACAGGCGGCAAACCTTGCCCTCGGTCTGGTTGATGTTGTAGTGCTCTTTGAATTTCTGTTCGGTCTCGAGCAGGTCGTTCACATGGTCGGAGCAGAGCACCAGCACGCGGTCATTGCCGGGGATACCCATTTTGTCAAATTCACGCTTGAGCGTAAGCAGGTCCGCAAAGGTCATTTTCTTGCGGGTGCCGTCGCTCGCGCCGGTGGTCTTGATTACGGGCACATCGGTGGCCTGCTTGTCGGGCGCGATTGAGTGGATGGCTCGCTGGGCGATTTTCTCGCGCAGTGCGTCGCGGTGGCGTTCCTGAACGCTCGCCATTTTGTCGTAACTCAGGGCGTGCAGCTCGTCATCGGTCACGGGGGTGGCCTCGGTGCTGAATTTGCTCAGGCTTATGGGCTTGTCGGCGTCGGTCAGGGCTGTGATTGCAAGGGGGTAAGTCGTGTTGTCAACAAGCACGGCGGGGTCGCCTCCGATTGCGACAAAGTGGATTACATCTTGGTTCACATACTGGTTATAACTGCGAATACGCTGCATCCACCCCAATGCCTCGGGAGCGGTGCGGAACGCTTTGATCATCTCGCCGGTCCATATCTCGGTCAGCACTCCGGCGCGGAGCGCTCCGGCGGGGGCGGCGTGGCCCATTGCAAGGGCCAGAACGTTGCCGGCGATTGCTCCGGCTTCGGGAGCGCAGCCGATTGCCACGGCACAGGTCGCCCCGGCGGCTGCATTGAACGCTACGGCCATAACCATGCAAGTGACAAGGCCGAGCACTCTCTTGATAAATTTTGAAGGTGTCATTTTTACTTTGTGTTGTTATTGGTTTTGTTTGTCCGGTGTTATTAGTTCAGGGGCGGGCAGTCGTGGCCGTATTCCTCTTTGTAGAGGCGCATATATTCCTGCGGCTGCTCCTTGCGGAGTTGCAGGCGTTCACTTTCCGGGACGTCGCCGAGCTTCTTGTAGGTCTTGGCCGGGGCCTGTCCGGCGCCGGGGGTCGGGGCTGTCTCTTTACTCAGCTGGATTGTGTCGGTGGGCTTCATCTGCTGCGGCATTGCCTTGAATGTGTCGGCCAGCATTGCCACCCCGGCGCTCTTGCCTAACTTGATAAAGTGGTCGCGCTGCTCGGCAAGGATCTTGCGGTCGGCGATTGCTTGGTCCACGGTCTGCGTCACTGCTGCGAGTTGCAGACTGTCGGCGCTGTCGGCCTTTGTTTTCATCAGGTTCAGCGCGGCGGTGATCTGTTCGTCTGTCGCGCCCTCGGGAAGTCCGAGGAGCTGTAACTGTTCTTTGTTCATCTCTTTTTTATTATTGGGGTTTTCGATTGGTTTTTCCTCTGGGGTGTCGGGAGTGTCTGCGAGTGTCAACAACGGAAGTGCCGGGCTATCCTCTCCGGCGGCGAGTTTCAGCAGCTTGGCGTCTGCCCCGCACAGTTGCAGCGCGTCGTCATTGCTGCCAATATCCACAATGCTGACCTCTACAAGTTTGCACCGGGTCACGGTCTCGCGCGTCTGCCCGGGCAACACAAGCGCCGGGTCGGGGCTGGTCTCCTGTGGCTCCAGTCCGGCCGAAGCCATGCGCAAAAATCCGTTTTCCCATTTGCTCTCTATCTGCTTGGCAAAGTCGTCGGCTTGGTCGAATACCGGCGTACCTATCAGCTTGCCGTCCTCGACCCTCAGGTTCTCCATGCGGCCAATCGGCATGTCCTTGCCGTTCCACGCCCTACGGTGCATCCACAGCAAAACCGGGTTGCGCTCGTACTGGCTCAGGTCTATGCCCGAAGTAAGCACGCGCGTGCCGTAACTGTTCACAGCTTCAGTAGAGATTATAACTTCTTTCATTGCGGTTGTCTGTTGTCTTAAAAAAATGCCCGGGCACGGGGCGCGATGGTGGGTGGAGGGTTGGGTGTTGCTCCGTGCCCGGGCGGCTTCTTTTGGGGCTTCCTGTCTTTGTCGGCAAAAACCTTATTGCCTCAGGTCGCCCCGGCTGTCATTGTACTTATTGGTTGTGGCGGCGGCGGGAGTCGAACCCGCGACCTCCGGGGAATGAGCCCGGCGAGCTACCTCTGCTCTACGCCGCAGTGTATGGCTGTAAGTCGTTCAGCGCTGCAAAATTGGCTATTGTTCGCCGCCCTCCAAAAAAGTGTGTAAATCTTTTACAAACTTTTTTACTGAGCCGCCGTTTTGAGCCAATTTTGCAGCGTAAAAAGGTGCGCCACAGCTTGTCGCACCTGTAACCATATAAATTTTATTACGTATGAATGGCAACTAAAAAAGAACGCGAACAGCAGCGCGAGCACGCCCGGCTGCTCTTTATGCAGGGGGAGCCCCAGAAGTCTATCGCCGAAAAGGTCGGAGTGTCAGCCCAGACAATTACAAAGTGGGTGGCCGACGGGGGCTGGGAACAGGCGCGCGCCGCTGCTAATATCACGCGCCCGGAGCTGGTTAACAAAATACTTAACAGCATTAACGTGCTGCTTGAAGATTTGGCGACCGACCCGTCGCCGGAGAAAACAGCCGCGAGTGCTGACAAGCTCGTTAAGTTCGCCGCCACTGTTGAACGACTCGACAAAAAAACCTCAGTAGTTGACGTTATAGAGGTTTTTATGGCTTTCAGCAAGTGGTTGCAATACCGTATGAGCTTCGACCCCAATGTAACACCCGAACTGCTCAAAACCATAAACCATTATCACGACCTTTTCATCTCCGAAAAGTTAAAGGAAAGTTATTAACACATGACAAAAGCGGAATTAAAAAAAGCGATTGAAGAATGGAAGCAGCATTGTGAAACGGTGCAGGCCGCGACCGCTGTAAACATCAGCGAAACGCCAGCGCAGCGCCTCAAACGCATTGCGCGCCTGCGCTCCGATTATGCCGCCTTTGTGGATTATTACTTTCCCCACTGGACCGTTAACCCGGAGACCGGCAAGTCAACGCCCTGCGCCTCGTTCCATATCGACGCGGCTAACAAAATTAAAAGCAACCGCAATTTCAAAGGGGCTTTCAAGTGGCACCGCGGCGCGGCAAAGTCAACAAATATGGACGTATTTGTCCCCATGTGGCTAATGTGTCAGGAACGCCGCGAAATTAACGTTATGGTTATCGTCGGCAAATCTGAGGACAACGCTAAAACTCTGTTGGGCGACATTCA